CAGTAATAATTCAAAAATTTTTTGATTTATTTGTTTAGCCATCAAGAATATTGATGGCTAAACTTGTATATATGACCGCAGGTGATATTATGAAAGAAGACATCTTAGAAATATTATCAAAATATAGACGAGGTGTTAGTCTATATAAAATATCTCAGCAATTGAACGTACATCCCAAAGACCCAAAATTAGTGAACTCCTTAAAAAGGCTTATTGATAATAATATAATCGGCCATTATATGAATAAGGGTGAAAATTTCTTTGTTGTCTCTGGCTCACACAGGGTTACGTCCGAAGAATTTCTGAATGATGATGCTGCCTTTTCTAGTAGACTAGTTGATTTGTATGATGAGTTGATGGAATCTGCTGATTCTGGTGAGATTTTGGAGATATTGTTTGATTCTTGTAATTCCGATAGTTCAAGATCTTTTGTTGAATCTTTGGGCGATCTTGCCTTAGATGATTTAAAGTTTGCTGTTACTGAGAATGCTATTAGGTTTTCTGGTTTTAAGATGGCCGACGAGGTATCTTCTGTGTCCTCCTTTTTGACTGAAGATGCTAGTGAGGGTGTTTATCTTAGTCAGTATCAAAGGGCGCTGGAGGAGAAAGTAAAGAGTCACGGTTATAATGTTGCTTTGAGCAACAATGGTTTGCCCTCTAGAATTAAAGTGACTGCATATGCCCCTAGGGGTGCTTTTGGGATTACGATGCTTGAGGATTTAACTCACGTAGTGTGGGAGAGAGGCCAACCGTCTGTTGTTATTTTTAGCGATGGCACTCGTGAGATTGTCGATAATGATGAGGATCATTGGGTAAATTGCGAGTCTGCTTTTGATTCTCCTGTTGTTAGAGTTTTAAGTTCTGCTGAGGCTAATTATCATCATAATATTATGGTTGATGAGTATAGCTATAATGATTTATATGATCATTATGTTAACGAGTCTTTTGATGACGATCTTCTGTAGATAGCTTTATGACTACTGCAGAAGATACTTCTATAATCGAAGAATTTGTTGATAATGCTTTGGAATCTGAGGATCCTAGGCAGAAATTGATTGATAATTATATATTTCTAATAATGTGCTTGATGCTGTTGCGTGATAAGGATAAATATAGCGATAAGCTCAAGGAATATGTTTCTATTGGTTCTGAAGATAAGATGTTGGCTATTGTTGATCTGGTTTTGGATAGTACATATTAACGAATGCTACCTATGCCCAGGTGATATATGAAATTGGCAATCTGGCTGTGGTATGCTTTGCTTGTGTTTTTTAGAGTAAAAAAACCAGGAAGAGCTAAACCTTTTGTGATTTCTATTGCGGAGAAACAAATTATGGCTGACTTGATGATTTACACGTTGGATCTTGGTCCTGTTGACCCAGATGTCGTTGAGAGAGAGGTAACTATAGTTGTTGGTGGTAATACCACGACAACTAAGGTTAGTGTTGATAGCAATAGTGTTGAGGTTTCTGGTCCTCAAGATGCTGAGGCCTCTCTGACTATTGTTGATGTTGATGATGCTGGTAATAAATCTGTGCCTGTTGAACATAGCCTTGTTTTATCTGATACTGTTGCACCAGGTGCTAATGCTGTTGTTACTGTGAAGGACGTCAAAGAAATTGCTGATGGTGCTCCTGAGCCTCCAGTAGAAGAGCCTCCAGTAGAAGAGCCTCCAGTAGAAGAGCCTCCAGTAGAAGAGCCTCCAGTAGAATAATTTGCATAATTGATTCGGCGTTGCTGTTGTAATGGTAGCATACTGAAGTGCCACTTCAGAGGTAGAGGTTCGAATCCTGCTGCAACGCTTATTCTACACATCATGGAATGTATAGATTACCTCATATGACAAGTTTGTTGTTGATTACATTTTTGCACATGTATTGACCATTTCTCTCGATATTTTCTTTTGCACATCTTACTGTTATTTCTTTATATTCTTTACATAATAAGCATAACAATACTCTTCATCTCTGCAAAGATATTTTACATGCGAGATATTTATTAGGAGCAATCCATGCCGGGATTCAATATTGGCGGATTTGGTGGTGATGCCGCTGGACCATCAAATACGATAGAAATCAGACGTAAGCATAGATGGGTTTTTGAAACTATCGGTCGTGGTACTGGTGTTTTTTCTAACGCTGAATTGCTTGTTCTGCAATCTGCTAGTAGACCTAGTTTTAAATATGAACAGGTTGAAATGCACCACAACCAGGAAGTTGCAAGATTTGCTGGTAAGCAGGATTGGGATCCAGTTTCGCTGACGTGGTACGATAGTGAACAAAATCCAGATATTTCTAGAGGTATTTATCATTGGATTGAGACTGTTACTAACATGCAGTCTATCAATGTTGCCCATCCTAAAGATTATAAAAGACAATCCTCACTCGCGATTACTGATGGTTCTGGTCAAGCAACAGAACGTTGGACAATGTTTGGCACTTGGCCAGCAGAGGCTAATTGGCAGGAACTTGATTATAGTTCTACTGAGCTTCTGACTTGCGAATGCACTATGAGATATGACAGAGCTATTCGAGCTAATTCCAATGGTTCTTGTGTTGATGTCCCAGAACCTCAGACAATTGCTCCAAGTTGCCCTGTTGGCTAAGGTTTTTAATAGTTAAATATAGGGGAGAAGAACTTATTTGGTTCTTCTCCCCTTTTTCATAGGTACATTATGCCAGGTTTCAATATTACGCCAGATTCTTGTCATGATGAATATGCAGCATCTTCAGAGGCCTCTTATGAAGGTGCCAGCTATAGAATAGAGACAGGTAGGTCTCATAGATATAAACTTGAAATTTTTGAGCCATTCACTGACTTGGCTGGGGCTTCGTTCGCTGGACCAGGAATATTACTGTATTTAGCCAGATGTTCTAGGCCTTCCGTTGAAATAGAAGAGATTGTGATACACAATGGTCAGGATGAGATATATAGGCCTGGAAAGAACAAATGGAAGCCAGTTGAATTTGTTTTTTATGAAGTCCACAGTAATCCTGACGGCGTTATTAAGAACTTAACCGCTGAGCTTATGTATAAATATTGGGCTGAAAAGACAGTCAACATTCGCAATTCTACAGTAGGATCTCCTACTGAATACGCTGCAGACGCCCAGTTAGACTTATTGAATGGTGAAGGTAAGCGTACATGGACATATAAACTTTACACATGCTGGCCTACTTCAATTTCGGCATCTGACTTAGATTATTCTAATTCAGAAATATCTAAAATAACGTCCACTTTAAGATATAACAAAGCTGAAGAATTGCTTCAATAGGAGGTTTTTATGCCTGGATTTGTAATAAATGATATTGGTGGAAATAGGGGCACTCGGGTTGATTCCAACCAGAGATATTATTATAAGTATACCTGGGAAATCATTGGTTTATTTATAGACAATGAAGGATCTATAAGCAGTGATAATGATGTGATAGTTCACGCGAAAGATGCCACTTTACCAGGTTTCAACGTCTCCAAAGAAACTGTTATGGGTTCTTCTTTGGAGTATAAGTTTGCAAAATCTGTTAACTGGGATGATGTTAAGATAACATGGTATGACGTCGACGGTTTGTTGGAGATTGTTAAGAGATGGCGTGCAAGCGTATGGACAGCAGATGATGGCATAAAACCGGCTTCTTCATATAAACGTGATTCAATATTAGCACAATATTTTCCAGATAGTGATGATGTTGATGAAAGAAAGGAATATAAATTATATAATTCATGGCCTTCTGTTATAAGATATGGTGACTTGACATATACAACGAGTGATGTTAAAATCGTAGAAGTAACACTAACGTATGATTGGTGTGATGAGCCGGGAGATACGTAATTAGTAAATACAACAGTATCACCCACATAGGATATTTAAATGTCTGAAGATAACACTCAAAATATTGAAAATGCTGAAGAAGAAATTCAAATTGAAGGGACCATCGACGATAAAGTAAAAGTTGTCCCCGATGCTCAAGTTAAAGAAAATCACGTTCCTAAAATTGATATTCCTGCTGACATGAGCAATGATCAATTGCTCGACACAATCATCGGGTCTGACACGCTCATACCATGGGAACAATGCGAACTCCCTAGTAGAGGTCTGTATTACAACTGGCCTGACGGTTACGTCAAAGTCAGGGCTATGACCCAAACTGCAGAGAAGATGCTTGCCAACCAAAGACTTGCTAAGTCTGGTCAAGCATTAGATGCAATGCTAGCGGAATGTTGCCAGTTACCCAATGGGTTCACTTTAGCAGATTTGCTGGTTGGTGACAGAATCTTTTTGATGTATTACATCAGAGGCATCACATATGGTAATATCTATGAATTTAGTGTAACGTGTCCAGACTGTGGTGTTAGCAACATGCACAGTTATGATTTGAATAATTTGTCTGAGACGATAACTTTTGCAGATTCTGAAATAGGCAATGAACCATTTAAAGTTCATTTGCCATATATGAGCGAAGCTGTAAACAAGGATGTGTGGGTTGGATTGAGATTTCTTAGAGTCTTTGACACTAATGAGATATTGGCTAGAAGAAAGGCGAGATCTAAGGCTTTCTCGACTACGACGGTTAGGAACAAAAAGCCTGGTACAAACAAGAGTAGAAGTCAGCCTAATAACGATGATATGATTGAAGAACACATGAGTAAAATCATAGTGTCTTTCATGGGTGTCGAAGATCCTTTTAGAATCCGACAGCTGGTCGATAAGCTGCATGCTAAGGATACTCATACTATCAGAGAATGGTTGAAGGACCATACTCCTGGTATATCTAGTGCTGTTGATGTCACTTGCCCTGAATGTGGGTTTGATTTCAGCATGGAGTTACCTATAACTGATACTTTTTTTCGTCCAGCAGAGCGGTGAACAGTTAGATAAAGTATACTATTCACTGCTCGAAGAGCAATTTGTGCTGAAGCATTATGGTAGTTTGACTCTCTTTGAACAAAATAACATGACCGCTGAAGATAGGTCATGGTGGGTCAAAAGGTTAAATAAAGCCGCTGAAGATAGCAAAAAGAACGCTAGAGGTTAATGTATGTCAGTAGCTCTTTGTATGATTGTCAAAAATGAGCATGATAACATAAATGAATGCTTGGATAGCTTACGTGGTTTTTATGACATTGCTTTTATAACTGATACTGGTTCCACTGATGATACTGTGAGTTTACTAGAAAAACGTAATGATGTTGTACTATCACATTTTGATTGGATAGATGATTTTGCTGCAGCGCGCAACTTCAATTTACAACAGGTTTCTAGTGAATATGATTGGATATTGTGGTGTGATGCTGATGATAAGATAATAGATGATCATGCTCATATTAAATTTAGGAAGTATATCAGCGATATTTCTGATGAATTTAATTCCGTAGACATGCCTTATGTTTATAGCCATAGTGAGCATTCTAATGATAATATTACTCCCGATTTTAAATATTATAGAAAGAGGCTTTTTAGAAACAATGCTGGATCGTGGAGGGGTTTCATCCATGAATATCCACATGTTCCGGGCAATTCCTTGTGTGTCGATGACATAATTTTTCATCATTTTAGAGATGGTGATGGATCGATGAACACTAAACGCAATTTGAGAATTTTCAAGAAACGTCTTGCCGATATTGATGGTGAGGATCGTGCTAGGTACACTTTTTATTATGCCAAGGAATTGACTTATAATGGGTTATATGATGAGGCTGAGGAACAGTTTTTGAATTATATTCCTATCAGCAATTGGGTGCCTGAGAAAGCTAGGGCTATGTATGAACTTGCTGTTTTGTATAGTAAAAGAGGTCTCGTTGATGATGCTAGAAAATGGTGTTTCAAGTGCATTCAATTGGAGCCACATAACAGCGATGCATATGTTTTATTAAGTAATATGAGTTATGATGAAGACGATTATACTTCTTGCTATTTATGGTCTTATCACGCATTAAATAGTGATGATGAGAAGATTAAATTTTTTGATTTTATTCCTAATAGAACTTGGATTCCTCTAGAATTGATGGCCTGGTCTAAATGGAAGTCCAATCAATATGATGAAGCTATTAGTATTATCTCTAAAGCATTGTCTTATGTTCCCAAGAACAAATATATTCTTAAAACATTAGAACATTGGCTTAGAGAACGATGTCAGGTACAGGCAATAGATATCCGGTAAACCAAAAATTACCTACACCTGATGCTCCTAGTATTATAGGGATCACAGATTCTGGTGATTCTGAATATATTCAACCCTCTGCCGACGGTCAGGTAATCAGGTATGACGCCAATAATAATAAATGGGTTGCCTCTACTATTATTGCAGATGGTGGCATAATAGGTCCAACGGGTGATGCAGGTCCAACGGGGCCGACGGGTCCAACGGGTCCAACGGGTCCAACGGGTGATACGGGGTCAACAGGTCCAACGGGACCAACGGGTGACACAGGATCAGCAGGTCCAACGGGACCAACGGGTGACACAGGCCCAGCAGGTCCAACGGGACCAACGGGTGACACAGGCCCAGCAGGACCAACGGGACCAACGGGTGACACAGGATCAGCAGGTCCAACGGGACCAACGGGTGACACA